ATAAAAAGAGGGTGAAAAACATCAAACATCATAGCGTTAGCTCTGAGCCAAACGAGGTCAGTTCCGGAAAGAGCTCTGCGAGGATCTGATTCAGGTCCTGGGTTACACACCCAGATACACGGTCTTCCCCAATTGACGGTACGCTTTTTTCGATACTTGTCGGTGAGTACGAAACTCTTCTGACTTCCGAAAAAGGACTTCCACTGCGGAAAGAACTTGATACTGAAGTCGTCGAGCACGACGTACAACGCTTCGCTGTCCCAATCGTCGAGATTGAACTGTCCACAGAAGTACATGTGCGGGCCAAGAGATCTTGCCCACTCAGTCTTCCCGAGTCTACTCTCCCCGCATAGAAGCAACGAAACAGGTCGCTCACCGCCTACCTAGCACCAAGCATTGAGCAACGGGTTAGGGTTAGTTAAAATACTTAGGATTGAGTACGCTCCTATAGTACCTATTTAGGGTTAGCGGTGCGATTTAACCATACAGACACAACAGGGTATATATTAGTAACACCCCTTTCGAGACCCAGCTTACTCCGGGTTCCGGGGTTTACCCCGGGTTCCGGAGTAATGTCGTTACCTCTAAGGATAGTCGTACCCACTCTGAGAGTTCATCGGGTTCCAGAAATTGGTCGCGACGTCGTCCAGAATACTCGGATCGGTTATTCCCGAATTTCCACTCGCAAAATTCAAGAAGTCTTCCCAGAGAGAGGCACAAATCTCGTGGATAGTGCTCTTCAACTCGTGCCAGAAAAGTGGATGCATCGGGGCAGTCTCGTAGTAGGTCTCGCCATCCGGTTCCTCCACGACTGGACTCAAGCTCCGCAACCTCGAAATTACAAAGCGCCTCAGTGTCGTATTTCCTGCAATATTCAGCCACGGCTTTCGCGCTCCTGGGCTTCTGTATGTTAGGATGGTGTCCGTCCACGTCGAATACTCGGGCGTCCGTATAGCGCTTCCTGGTATCCCAACCTGCGTAAGCGTGAATATGAGGTTCCCCGTCGTTGTGCAACTCGCTTCCAATAAGAAATCGTCTTGCACCGAGCGTCTCAAGTAGGAAATCTCGTACCCGCTCACGGGATAGCTGTCCGCATCGTGGGTATGTGAGAAAGACATCCCGTCCATCAAAACTGAAAGTGCGTGGGTCGCTGGGCATAATATTACCCCAGCGGCACTCGGCACTCGGCACACTTATATAAGCGTGCTGAAAAATCGAAAAACATTTCGATGGAACTTCTAATTCCAGAAGTAGTAACAGCCGGTTTAGGCGCAATTGGAACATTCGGCCTTGTCGCGTATGCCGAAAGAGGAAACAAACGAAAAAATCCTTGGCTTACTCCACCAGCTTCTCCAACCAATAACAAACGAACTCGCCTTGCTGCGCAACCTAGTCGAGCAGCTATGCCACGCGTTGGAAGGTCCCGATTCAGACGAAGACGTCGATTCGGAAAACGACGCAACACAACCAATAGAACTCGCGTGAAACGTGTTCTAAGAAGCGCGCGGCGTCGACGCTTTAAGCGCGCGGTGACCCGAATTATGGTCAGAAAGCTAGAAACATTCAAGAAACACTACACAGAAACGTCTTTTACACTCGCACCCGGAAATGGAACAACGGCTATGAACGTTCGCGTCTTCGCCCCATGGCAAAGCGCATTTGCACAAGGAGATACAAGCGCGAACATACACGGAACTAAAGTCCATCTATGGAAATTCATGTGGCGTCTCAACATCAAAGGACTTTTGGCGGGAGACGTACATGTTCAAATTCTTTTTATCAAATCAGACTTTCAGATGGACGTAACGGCAGCAAACACAGACGTGAACAATGAAGGACAAACAATGGGAGCTACAACGGACGTGGACTCGGTCCCAACGCAAGTCCCACCGAATAGCAACTTACCACTCTTTGATGTTACGGCGTCTCCGGGACAATTCAGCGGTCTCTCACCGGTTACAAAGTTTAACAACGACAACATTACCATACTCAAGATATGGAATTTCAAGCTGCACGGCTTTGGCGTCGCTGCAACAGACCCGTTCATTGACACAACGCTCACGTTCCCTTTTAACAAGGATGTACAGATCCAAGAAACGCAAGAAACAATTGACGGAGTACCTAGATTCTTTGGACCAACTGGACGTCGCGGTCATAGCGACCAGTACTACATCCTTGTCAGAACTTGGGGACAAGATTTTGTTAGCGCATCGTCTGCAATCGATGTGGATCACAGAGGATTACTCATGTGGAAAGAAATTTAATTTTCTTGAATAAAAAGAGGGTGAAAAACATCAAACATCATAGCGTTAGCTCTGAGCCAAACGAGGTCAGTTCCGGAAAGAGCTCTGCGAGGATCTGATTCAGGTCCTGGGTTACACACCCAGATACACG